ACTAGCCCTATGCTTTTCGGGGTTAAAACAGAAGGTCAACTAGGCGGAAGAGCAGAACTTCGGGAAGCATCTGAACTATTCCAGAACACCTATGTAAACGCAAAGCAGCAAAGCCTTGAGGAGGTGGTAAATTACCTTTTGAAATTTAATGATATCATTGCCGAACTTGAGATCAAGAAAACTGAGCCTATTGCTTTCCAATTTAGCGAGCAAATTATTTCTACTAACATGACTCAGGATGAGATCCGTGAAAAGTTGGGACTTGCTCCAATCGAGAAGAAAGAAAGTCAAGGTTCACAGGACATCATCAACTCATTGAACAGCCTTTCCCCATTGATTGCTACCAAGGTAGTAGAGAGCATGGATATAAACGAACTTCGAAGCCTGATTGGATTACCTACAAAGGTAGAGATAGTGACTCCTGAAAACATAGGTCAAGAACCTGCTGCTGCTTTCTCTGATTACCTACACCTTGAGTGCAGTATCTCAGAACACGATGCAGACATCCTTAAAAAGTTTGAAGGCAAAGGGGTTTCAAAGGACAAATTCAAGGTAATTGAATCTTCAAAGATGCACTTCTCAAGCATGGAAGACTTCATCAAGCAGGATCTATTTGCTGAGTATCAATTGAATGACGTGCAAAAGAAGATCATCACTCAGATCCAACGAAATGATGCGGTGACTATCCCACAAATAGCGAAGGCTGTAGGGATTGATGAGGCTTCTGTGATATCAAGAATCAATACTTTGATAGATGACCAGGTGCTAGTAGAAAAGATTAGCCGTGAAGGCTTGATCACTAGATCGGTAACCCGTACAGGAGATGCAGCAATCAAAAGACTTCAGCCTGTTACATCCTTTAAGGTGCTTTATTCCTATGAGGAAAGACCAAACGTACCGGAAGCAAAGAGCGGATCTAGACCTTTGTGCGAGAAGTTGTACGGAAGCGGGCTATTCTTTACCAGAGAAGAGATTCAAAACATATCCAATCAGTTAGGCTATAGCGTTTTTCAACTTTGTGGAGGATGGTACACCAATCCAAACACGGGTAGAAGAACACCTTATTGCCGACATGAGTGGAAAAGAAATGTAGTAGTAGAAAAAACATCACGATGAGCGCAAATGTATTGATGATCAGTGAGCAGTCCTTCAAGGATTTCACTGTGGCTTCCGCAAATATTGACCTGAAGAATGTAACTCAGGTGATCAAGATGACTCAGGACAGGTACATCCATCCTATCTGTGGGACTGCGCTATATGACAAGATCCTTCTACTAATTTCAAACGGCACTATAGGTCAAGGAGGTAATGCAGTCTATAAGACTTTTCTAGATTCCTACCTAACAGATACGCTATTCAACTATGTCCTAGGTGAATTGCCTATGGCTATGCAGTATAAGTTTGTGAACAAAGGGGTAGTGAAGCGCAAAAGCGAGAACATCACAGAGCCTACCTTCGCAGAACTTCAAAGCATTTCTCAGTACTACAAGGGGTATGCTGAATGGTACGCAGAACGGGCAATAAATTACCTATGTGCTAACTCTGAGCAGTACCCTGAGTACTTGAATCCTGGTAGTGATGTGACTACCATCCAACCTGTGAGCAATCAGTACAAGGTGGCTATCAATCTAGGACGTGGGGACTATGAAGATCACCGACCATACAGCGAAAGATACCAAGGCAATCGATACAAAAAACCATTCTAAAAATGGCTTATTCTAAAAACGAAAAAAAGTTAAAAGAATTCCTAAGCAAGCAGCATGACATTAGTAGACCTAGTCAAAAAGTTAAAAGCAATCCAAGAAGCGCACCCAATGATCCGAACCTTCGGAGAGGGTGACATCTATGACTATGTAGATAATGGGGGTGAAATTCAATACCCTGTACTTTGGACTGTGGTACGGCCTGCCATTTATAACTCTACTACTTTACGCTATGACCTAGTCCTTCTCTTTGCTGATCTATTGACTGAAGACAAGAGCAACAGGCTACAGATCCAAAGTGACCAGATGCTCGTGGCTTTGGATGTCCTAGCAAAATTAAAACTTGACAATGACTACACCTTTAATACTGCTCCTAACTCGACTCTGGAATTCTTTCAGGAACGCTTTGATGACTTTACAGCCGGTGTATCAATCTCTGTACAGGTTACTGCTCCAATGCCTTTAGACCTTTGTTCCATCCCTACCGAATCATAAAATGAATATCTTGCAGAAAGATGAAATAGGAGTACCCTCCACATTAGTAGCAGTACTTGCGAATGTTTTCCAAGCCATAGGAATAGACTTCTTGAATGTGGTCTTGACTATGATCATTTCGATGCTTTCAATCGTGTGGCTAGTGTATAAAATCAAAAACGAAAAAGCAATTTTTGACAGCAGGAAAGATGAAGAAGGGAAGTAGTGTTCAGAAGGCTTCTGCATTTGGGAAGCGCAGAAAAGGGAAGGCTAAAAAATCCTATGCAAAAAACGAAAGCAGACCTAAAAAATACAGAGGTCAAGGCAGATAGAAAACGCTTGACCATTTGGGCTATTTCTTTGATAGTGATAGCAAGTGTGGCGGCCTATGTTCTTGAGCCTGAATCTCTCAAATACTTTTTAGAGTTCCTTCATATCATTATCACATCCTTAGTCATCTAATGGAGCAATACAGACCAAGATTAAATCAGCACGAATGGGAGATCATTCAGGGAATTAGAAATGCAAAAAGAGGCGGTGGGGTTTTGGAGATTGGAGATCTGCATGAGCCTTTCTGTTTAGATGAATATTTAGATTTCTGCATTGAGCAGAAGCACAGGTATAAAACTGAAAAGGTAGTATTCCTTGGTGACATCATTGACAATCACTATGCATCCTATCATGAGACAGATCCTGATGGAATGAGTGCCTTGGATGAATTGAACCATGCTATAGATAGAATCAAAAAGTGGAGGGATGCTTTTCCTGAAGCCGTGGTGATTATTGGAAACCATGACAGGCTAGTAATGAGAAAAGCCTACACGGCAGGGATTTCAAAGAAATGGATTAAGACCTACAAGGAAGTGCTTGAAACTCCAGGCTGGGACTTTGTTGAGGAGCATATCCTATATGACAATCTCTATGTTCATGGTGAACAGGGTACTGCTATAGCAAGGGCTAAATCGGATTTGATTTCTACCATTCAGGGGCATAGACATACGGAAGCCTACACGAATTTCGCAGTAGGAAAGAACTTCAAACTATTTGGAAAGCAGGTAGGATGTGGAATAAATAAGCAGACCTACGCAATGGCATACGCAAAGGCAGGAAAGAAACCTGCTATAGGTGTAGGTATTACCTTAGACTACGGAAAACTTCCCTTTAATGTAATGATGGAACTATGAAAAGACCTATCAAATATATTGCAATTCATTGTACGGCTTCCCAACCTACTGCTACTGTGGCAGTCATTCAAAGGCATTGGAAAGATACGCTAGGATGGAAGGCACCTGGCTATCATCTACTGATTGAACCTAATGGAACTATTCACAGGCTCATGGATTTTAACGGAATAGCAAACGGGGTAAGGGGTTTCAATAAGGAATCAGTCCACATTTCTTACATAGGAGGAATCACTAAGGAAGGAAAGCCTATTGACAACCGAACCGATGCGCAGAAAAAAGCCATTTTGCTGTGCATTAAAGAGGTGATTGAGTGGGCAGATAATAAGAAACTAATCATTCAGGGGCATAGAGACTTTCCAAATGCAAACAAAGCCTGTCCTTGTTTTGATGCAAAGGCGGAATACAGAGGAATCGTATGAAAGTAGAACTATCATTCAACCTACCGGAGGAAGAGGAAGACTTCCGAGCAGCCATAAACGGGCAGAAGTTAAGGTCTATTACCTATGACTTTGACCAATGGCTAAGAAACCAAATCAAGTACGAGGATCTCACGGATGAGGAGTATCAAACCTTGCAAAAATGCAGAGATCAGTTTAGGGCTATGTTTTACGATGAAGACCTTTTTATAACTCAATGAAAGAACTGCTAGATGATGAACGGATCAGGATTGCTACCATCTCTTTTTTGATAGGTGTAATTCTTGCTTTTGTGATCTACCCTAGACCTGAAGTAGAGACAGTCTACAAAACAGAAACGAAGGTAGAAAGGGATACAATTTACTCTCATGTAGTGGACACTATTTATGTGCCAAAAACTAGGATAAAAACTCAGGTTTTAAGGGATACAGTACTAAAAGAATATAAGCCTAAAATAAGCCTGTTTAAGACCTCCTTTCCTTCGGACTATGGAAGTACCCATGTAAGCGGAGAAGTCCTTGGAGAAGTCCTTAAAATGACTGCTACAAACGATTTCAAAATACCTGTGGTAACGAACACAATAACCGAAACAAAAACAGAGACAATAATCAAGAAGCCGAAGGGGATTTACCTGGGTGCTGGAGTGAATTCTCTCTTGCAACCTAGCGCAAAAGTTTCCTACCTTGATAACAAGTACTTGTTTTCGTATCAATTCGAACCACTGCAGGGAGTGCATCAGGTAGGGGTATCAAAAAAACTATTCTAAATGTGGATTGAAATAGAAGTCATGCTATCAGGTCAGACCATTGACTGGAAGGCTTTGGGCTTAGAGGTGCAGCATGAATGGTCTAGAAGAATGGTAAGGATTGGTGACATCCAATATGTGCAGGAGTTACTGCATGATATCCAGATCATCTACTTCTACGATAATACTTCCTGCTTGATCAAGGGCAGGTATCAAGATATTAGGACTGAGATCCTTCACCTAGATCAGGAAAGTGATTTAGATTAATTCGGATTTTTTTCGAAAAAGTGCATGAAATTTTACTAAAAGTTAATGCATTTTTATATGCCAAAAGATATAATTTTTTAAGGATTTATCAGATTATATGCAAATGAATATAGACTAGTCTTCATTTGCTATTCTATTTTTCAGCCTGTTTTCCCTGTTCCTTTTGTACCTTTCCTCTTGTGTTTGAATCTTGAGCAGGACTAGGTAGCCTACTAGATCATTGATCACATCTTCATCATCCTTTTCCAGGCTCCCGTTTTTAATGCGCTTGAGTTTATCATCTATCCTGACCAGTAGTCCTTCCTTTGCGGACAACTTAGAGAAAACCCCTAGCGGCTCAAGGGCAGAATTCCCGTACTTCAAATTTTTGGTAATAAGCAGTTCACGGATTTCTAGGAGATAAGTCGAGACCTTATTGGCAAAATCATTCATGGGATAAGGTATTCAAAGATGGCTATAACTATCAAGGCAAAGATAAGAGAAAATCCAACTACTTTAAAGAAGGATCTAGAACGTGAACTCATGGCACTCCTTGAATGATTTAAACCTATCCCCTTTCAGGTACTGGCTTGATTTGAATTTTGACCTTCCTTTCTTTATCAGGAAACCATCCTCAAAAAGGATGTAGAATTCATTTTCAGATACTACCTCATTGAATTGAATGTAGTCTATCCACCACTCAGCAGGCTTTCTGTTTTCATCCATGACTTTTGAAGCCATTCCGTATCCAAAAGGATTCAAGATATCGATTTCTTCCATAGTTTTTTTTTGCAAGTTATAACCATAAAAAAGCACACTCGAAAAAAATCTCACTTTTTGTGTAAAATTTTTTCACAAATATTTTTTTTTCTAATTTTTTCCTTCGATATTTGATTCATCAAACAGGGACATAAAACCAAAAGCACTATGAAAGCAATCGAAAAAGTACAGCAGGAACTAAACAAAGTATTCGCAATGCAGGATCAACTTCAAAAAGAAGTTTGGACAAAGGAAAACTATCAGATCAATTCAATGAGAGAAGATATGCTTTCAGAAATGGCATCTACTCTTTCTCAAGTATTGAGAACCTTAGAAGAAGAAAATGAAGACTTGGAATATATCAGCCTAAACGAAAGATAAAACACAGCCCTTCGGGGCTTTACTTTAAACCCTAAAAAAAATGAACTACGAAACAGAAAATTTCTACGATCAAGAGATTGAATTCACCTACGAAGGTAGGGAGTACGTCTGGCAAGGAGACTATACTATCGAACACACAGGAGAAGATGAAAGCGAATTTGCTCCTGCCTATGGCGAAATGGAAATCAGCATAGATCACACTACTAGCCTATCCTATTATGATGAAGATCTTGAGAAGGTGGTAGAGGTAAAGCCTACTGCTTCGATCCTCATGGAATTAGAAATCCAAATTGAAAGAAACTATTAACCAAATAAACACAAACCAAATGGAAAGATCACCGAGTATTCAAAACCTTACCCAATCCCTAGCAAAGTTTCATACTATGGTGGGGCGAATTTCAAAGGATGCCGCTAATCCTTTTTTTAAGAAGAATTATGCAAGCCTACCTCACATTATCAGCGAGATTTCCGAACCACTTGAAAAGTCCGGACTCGTGATATCTCAGTTCCCAAATGGAGACGGACTTACTACTATGCTAATTCACGCAGATAGTGGGGAGTTTATCTCTGCTACCTATACCTTGCAAGTAGTACGGCAGAACGATCCACAGGCTCAAGGTAGTGCTATCAGTTACGCAAGGAGGTATGCTATCACAAGCGTGCTGAATCTAGCCATTTCAGATGATGATGCCGAGGCAGCAATGAAGCCTTTAAGACAGGCACCTGCACAGGCTTCACCTGCAAAGGTGGCACCCTTTATTCCGCCCCTTTTTCCAACAGAGCAGCAGTTCTCCGGAATAGTACAGTACTTGAACGGAACTCCAGAGCAGCAGAAGACAGCCAAGGAGGCACTAAAAAAATACACCTTGACCAATGATCAAAAAGAAATAATCGAAGGACTACTATGAAACTATACCAGATAACACAGGAGGCGCAGTATTTGGCTGCCCTCCTTGAAACAGAGGAACTGACTCCAGAACTAGAAGCAGAACTACTGATCAATCAGGAGCAACTTCAAAGCAAAGGCATAAACTATGCAAAGGTGATAGCCAACTACCAAAGTGAAAGCGATGCTATAGATGCGGAAATAAAGCGGCTCAAGGCAATGAAAGAAAGCAGAGATAAGAAGGTTACATGGTTAACAGAAAGCCTCAAGAAAGCCATGCTAGTGAGCGGAATCGAGAAGATAGAATCACCCTTATTCAAGATATCATTGAGAAGATCAGAGGCTGTGGAGGTAGATGTAGTAGAAGCCCTGCCTGCTTCTTTTCAGAATGTCAAGAATGTAGTAACGGCAGATAAGATGGCAATCAAAGAAGCCATTAAAAAAGGAGAGAATGTATTCGGTGCTAGACTAGTAGAAAACTTCAACGTATCAATCAAATGAAATACCTAGGAAAAGAAATACAGCGACCTGGAGACCTTGCCCCAAAGGGGGTGAAGTCTACCTACCAAACAGAAAGACTACCATTCAATGAAACCTTTTATAGACTATGGCTACTTGCAAACATGAAAGCCTAGCACCCCTTGTCAAGGATCTATATGCTCAAGGCTATACGAGAAATAAGATAGCCGAGATGATGGGGGTCAAGAATATCGTAGTGCAGTACATCCTCTATAAGATTCTGCTAGTCAACAAAAGCAATTCAAGAAGTAACTTGATGGAAGTACTGCCAAAGGATCAGGTGAACAGAATAATAACCCTTTCCTGTTGGGGCTACAATAACTATGAGATAGCCGAGGATCTAGATTTGCCTGTCAAGAATGTCACTCTGGTGATCAAGGAAGCACGGAATAAAAAATTAATTCAAAAATTTTGTTGAAATGTTTTGTGGATTCTAAACTATATATTAGTTTTGGCTATTCAATTACATCAACACACCAAAAAGACCATGAAAAAAGCACTTCAAATCACAGGCAAAATCATCTATTTTATCGTGGCAATGTCTCCAATCTTTGCACTTGGATATATGCTAGGAATGAAACTTTAATCTAAACACCAAAACCAAAAACACCTATGGAAAATTTCAAAATCAAAATCACTCAAACTCAGGAAGTAGAGAGCGAAGTCTCTATTCCAAAGTACTTCACCTTGAATAAGTACTATCACTACAAACTGCTTTCAGATTCGGCAGTCATAGCAGTAAACTACTTTACTGATAAACTTGACAACTTGGTAGCCCTTGAATTGTGGCCATCTATCAAGGTCGAGCACATCAGGTATGTCACCTACATTCTCAAGTCTGATAACCTAGAAGAGATCACAGAAGAGGAATTCACTTCACACCTAAATGCTGCTAAAAAATTAATCTACTCGCTATGAAATCCACAGACTCACAGACTGCCTTGATCAAGGGATGGCTATTGAATGGCTACTCGATCACCCAACTAGATGCCTTGAATATGTTCGGCTGCTTCCGGTTATCCGCAAGGATAGCCAACCTACGAGAGGAAGGGCTTGACATTGTCACAGACATGGTGAATGTAAACGATAAACGCATAGCAAAATACTACCTGAACAAATGACCAGAGAAGAAATAATCACCGAACTAAATCACAGGTCTACCCAAAAGTACTTGGTGTACCTAGCCCTGCAAGAGATCATGCTTGACTACTACGAGGATGTATCGATGCTCAAGTTCTTTGACCTGGATCTACAGACCAAGCACAAGAATATGATCAATGCATTGAAGCGAAAGTCTACACAGGCTTTCAGATACCTTGAGGGGTACGATAATGGCGAAGCAACTATCAAGCAGTTTCACGAGTTTGTGACCTTATTCGAAAAACTGCACACGGCTATAGATGAAGGAGGGAGCATCTTCCATGATTGCCTGAATGCTGTAGAAGAAATCCTTGATAAGCATGAAAAGGCGCAGGGTAACTGAAGAGGAAAAGCAGTTAATCTTTGAAGGATGGCAGGATAGAAAGCCTATTAAGATGATTGCTATTGAATTAGGCAGATGCTACGGGACTGTCTATACTGAATTAAAAAAAAGGTATCTAGTAGGATAATTAAAAAAAGTTTCTATATTCGTGAATCAAGAATCATTTTTGAGGTAGGAGCCAAAAATGATTTTCCAAAGGTTTACTAAACCTAGCCCGACAGACTCCTACCTGTTGGGCTTTTTTATTTACCATGAAAAAAGAAGCGTATTACTTTTCGCACGATGCAAATGCGAAAGATGATCCTAAGATCCTTCAACTAAGAATGGAAATGGGATGGGAAGGCTACGGCCTTTTTTGGGCATTGATTGAGATGCTGAGAAATGAATCTGATCACAGGATGCGAACGCATTACAAAAGCATTGCATTCGCATTGCATACGCAAGAGGATAGCATAAAGAAGTTGATTAATGACTTTGATTTATTCGCTATTGAAGGTGAATACTTCTGGTCTGAAAGTCTTTTGAAAAGGATGGAGATGAAAGAATCTAAGTCTGAAAAGGCTAGACAATCCGCGAAGAAACGTTGGAATCAAGATAATGATGCGAACGCAATGCGAACGCATAGCGATAGCAATGCAAATGCTATGCAATTAAAGGAAAGTAAAGTAAAAGAAAGTAAAGGAAATATATTAACAGAGGAAAGTCATAATGAGATATTCAGAAAACTATGGGCATCTAGTATTTGGCTTGAAGGAATAGCAATAAAGAATAAAGTAAAAAAGGAGGAAGTACAGAATCACCTAAATGATTTTAGACTTGAATGCATCTTAAAGGATGAATTAAAGGTAGATGAAAAGGATGCTAAAAATCACTTCATTAATTGGATGAAAAGAGGAAACCCTATACCTGTAAAGGAAAAAACTGCACCTAAATACGCAAAGTCAACTATAGAAGATAATTGGTGGTAATGGAAAGCAAGGATATACAGAAAATGAATGAACTGAATAGGGATATTTGGGGCATGATAGTACAGGCACAGCGAACTAAGAACTGGGCATTGATAGAAGTCAACTTGAAGAGGCTCTATTCCTTACAAAAAAAGTATATAAATCTTATCAATATCATGGATTATGAAGTCAAAGGTACTACCTTGATGCTGAAAGATGAAATAAGGGTAAGGAATCAATTTGAGAAGCAATGGTTCAAGGATGTAGCAGAAAGAAATAATGCCTACCAGGAGATGAAAGAGAATATAGATAAACACTTTGCTGAATGAAAAAGAAATCAGATAAGAACTTCGACCTGGACTTCTGTGAGTCATCTATCAAAACCTTTGCAGGGCAGAGGGATTCAATGCTGCAAAACTTCAGAAAAGGCAAGGAGGCAGGATCGAAGACCTATGTTAGGGATATAGATCAAATCAGTAGTGGAGGTATTCAAAATAAAATGTGGTCTTGGAAGGCAGGAGAATTTAACTTGTGGACAGGATACAACAATGAAGGGAAGTCTCAGTTCCTAATTTTTCTCTGCGTATTAAAGGCAATAAATGAAGGATGGAAGTTCGCTTTCTTCAGCCCTGAAAACTACCCGCCTGATGAATTCTTTGATGACATCATTCACACTATACTAGGTAAAAGCACAGATAGATTCTACAAGAATTTTGATGTATCTGAGAAGGAATATCTCAAGGCTTTTGACATGGTAAAGGACTCCTTCTACTTTGTCTATCCAGAAAAGAATGGGGTTCCTGATTTTACCATTGAGCAGATTGAATCAGTATTCGAGTTTCTAGTTTGGGAGAAGGACGTTAAGGCTGTGGTAGTAGATCCATACATCAAGATACGGCACGAGATGACAGCGGGAGAGCCTGAACACCTGTATGCTTCTAGGTTCATGATGGATAGAATCAACTTCACTAGAAAGAACAATGTATCCTATCACCTTGTAATGCACCAGACCACACCTAGGAAAGAGAAGGATGGAAACTACCCTCCACCTAGCCTATACCAAATCAAAGGCGGTGGAACATTTGCAGATTCTACGGATAATTCTATCAGCGTTTGGAGACCTAACAGAGCCACAGATCCAAATGATACCACAGTCATCATTAAAACGGATAAGATCAAAAAGCAGAAATTGGTAGGCGTACCTTTTGAAATTGAGATAGACTTCAATAGAAAGAAGAATAGGTACATGGGGAAGGATGGATTCGATTACTTTGAAAATGCAAAGGCTCAAGCAGTACCTGAACCAAGATTGGAGAAGTTCCACAAATCAGGATTAGAAGATTTTGAATTCAATCAAGAAACTATAACACCATTTTAAAAAAAATAGACATGGAAATTAATAGGATATATAATGAAAGTAATCTTGAAACCATGAAAAGGATGCCTGATAATTACATAGATTTGACTGTAACTTCACCACCTTATGATGACTTGCGTGATTACAATGGTTATTCTTTCCCGTTTGAAGAAATAGCATTTCAACTTTTTAGAGTTACAAAAATAGGAGGTGTTTTGGTTTGGGTTGTAGGTGATGCTGTAGTAAATGGATCAGAAACAGGTTCTTCTTTTAAGCAAGTTTTATTCTTTAAGGAATGCGGTTTTAATATTCATGATACCATGATTTATTCAAAAACTCCAAGTTTCCCTGCTAAAAATGGAGACAAAAGATATTCTCAGGCTTTTGAATATATGTTTGTTTTAAGCAAAGGAAATCCAAAAACTGTCAATTTATTGCAGGATAGAAAAAATAAATGGGGAGGTCATCAATCATGGGGTAATGCTTCTGTAAGATTAAAGAATGGAGAGATAAAAGAAAAGGATAAAATCAATGTTCAGGAATATGGGTATAGGTTTAATATCTGGGAATATGCTACAGGAAAAGGAAATACTACCAGAGATGAAATAGCCTTTCAGCATCCTGCAATGTTCCCCGAAAAACTAGCAGAAGACCATATTTTAACCTGGAGCAATGAGAATGATTTAGTCTATGATTGTTTTGGCGGAAGTGGCACTACTGCTAAAATGGCTAATAAATGGCGAAGGAATTGGATACTTTCAGAAATAAGTTCTGAGTATGTTGAAATAGCAAAAAAAAGAATAGAACCATATTTATCACAGACTACATTATTCTAAATGAAACACGGATCATTATTTAGTGGAATTGGAGGATTTGATTTAGCATCGGAATGGATGGGATGGGAAAACGTTTTTCATTGTGAATGGAATCCCTTCGGACAAAAAGTACTAAATTATTACTGGCCTAATGCAATCACTTATCATGACATCACAAAAACAGATTTTACTATTCACAGAGGAAGAATTGACATCATTACAGGTGGATTCCCCTGTCAGCCTTATTCATCCGCAGGAAAGCGACTCGGCAAGGAGGATGAGAGACACCTCTGGCCTGAGATGCTTAGAGCAATTCGAGAGATTCAGCCGACCTGGATCGTGGGCGAAAACGTTCGCGGTCTTACTAATTGGAATGGAGGGTTGGTATTCGATGAGGTGCAATCTGACTTGGAGGCTCAAGGCTACGAAGTCACACCGTTTCTACTTCCTGCTGCAAGCGTCAATGCACCACACAGAAGGGAAAGAATTTGGTTCATTGCCTACAATGCTTCCTACTCCAACCTGTTTCGATTCGACAAATGCATCCAACACGATGAAGTCAACACAGGTCAAGGATGGTTCGATGCATTCAGTAACATTAACGAGAGCGATGTCAATGGGTATGCTACCCACTCCAATAGCATCGGATTGCGGGGACAAAGTGACAGGATTGGAAACTCAAGATTCATTAACAAAAAGAGCAAGGGAAATAACTGGCAAAACTTCCCAACTGTCTCCCCAGTTTGTGATGGAGATGATGGGATTTCCAACAGACTGGACTCTATTACCTTTTCTAAATGGAGAAACGAATCAATCAAAGCAGGAGGAAATGCAGTAGTACCTCAGGTAGTGTATCAGATATTTAAAGCCATTGAAAAATATAATGAACTAGATAAGCAGTTAACAATATGAAAAAAATACTAAAGAGTTTCACACCTTCAAAGCAGGATCTTTTCAGCATACAGTCTACCTTGCTTTCAATCTTTACCCTGCTGCATTTTGAATTTGAAGTAGGCTTTCTGTTTATGGTGATAGTAGCACTGTACACTATCGGGATGGATCTAATCTATAAGGCTTGCAGATGATACAATTCAAGATCAATGAGAAGCCTCTTTCAGTAAATGGGGCTTTCTTAGGTAGGAAGATAAAGTCAGCAGCCTACAGGGAACATGAAAAGACTATGCTTCTCAGGATGCCTGCCGGAAAAGTAGATCCTGATGTCATGCTTCGGGTAGAATTGTTTTTTGGATTCAGTTCAAAAGCCTCCGATATTGACAACGGGATCAAAGTCACCCTAGACCTAGCCCAAAAGAAGTACGGCTTTAATGATAAAATGGTCTTCGAGTTAAATGTCAGGAAGTGCATAGTGAAGAAGGGGGAAGAATTCATTCAGATGGGGATTTATAAAATGCTACCTTTTTAAATATGAAAACTATCAATAGTTTAAGTGGAGGAAAAACTTCTTCCTATCTAGCAGTTCACTACCCTGCTGATTTCAATATTTTTGCATTAGTGCAGATTGAAGATCTTAACTGCAAACCAAAAGATGAAAGCATAGTGAAATATGCATCTGAAAAGTTAGGGAAAGATTTCATAGCCACAGCAGAAAGTGATTTGACTTTGTATGCCATGAGAGACCTTGAGCAGTTATTAGGACAAGAGATTATTTGGGTAGGTGGAGATAGTTTTGAAATGGTAATCAAAAAACACGGAAATGTTGTGCCAAATATGGCAAGAAGGTTTTGCACAACTGATATGAAAATAAAACCCATTGCAGAATATATTTATAAAAATATAATTTCAGAAGGTGAAAAAGTATTTTCAAATATTGGAATTAGGTACGATGAAAAAGAAAGAGCAAAACAGACTAAAGAGGAAAGAGAATTAAAAACAAAAATAGTAATTGGCAAAAGTGGATCAAGGAATAAATGGAAAGAAGTTAATTGGGGAATAGCAAATTACCCTTTGGTTTATGACAAAATAACTCATTATTCAGTTTATAAATTTTGGCAAGGTCAAAACATTAAATTTCCTGATGATTCAAATTGTGTAGGCTGCTTTTGGAAAGATGTTCAACAACTTAGAAAAAATTATGATGATAGTTTTAATAAAATGGAGTGGTTTAATAAAATGGAAATAAATTCAAATTATAACTGGAAATCAAATATTACTTACGAGCAAATTAAAAAAATTGGATTGCAACAAGACTTTTTCTTCGGAACAGGTAGCGGATGTCAAGCAGGATTTTGTACAGATTAGACAAAATTCATCCTTTTACCTTGGATATTAATTTTTATCCTATATTCGTAGAAAATAACAAACCAAATGAGCGTAGAAGAAGGAAGATTCATAAGACAAGCCAGAAAGAAAAGCGGCTTTACCCAACTAGAACTCTGCAAGAAACTAGGCATAAGCCATGCACCTATCAATCAGGTAGAGAATGGATGGGAATCTATTAGCCTATTCAATCTTAGAATGATCTGCGAGGCAGTAGGTCTGGAGGTAGTCATCCGAGAAAAGAAACAGAATGCCTAGAATGCTCCCAAAATCTAGACTAGATTATTCCCTTGAGATCCGCTACAGGCTTTCAAGCGGTGAATGGTCTAATTGGATGAATAAGGGAAAGGGCAGTTTTCAAAGTATTGAAATAGTACAGCAACAGATTAGACTCCTTGCGGCTTCATTTAAAGGCCGTGACAAAGAGATAAGGTTCGAATGGAACGGATGGCTATGCGACTACGCAGGACTTCCTACAGGCGAAGTAATTAGCCTTAAATGAAAGCGATTGGATGGCTATATGATCAGGAGTTTAAATATGTTTTCCAGAACATAGGTAAGGATCTATGGGAAGATCTCAGGCAAGAGGTAGCAGTCATAGTACTAGAATACGATCAGGAAAAACTCAGGGAATTAGAAGCCAAAGGAAAGCAGGTTTTCAAGTTCTGGATAGTTCGCATCTGCTGCAATCAAACTAATTCAAAATATGGGAAGTTTGGCAGGATGTATGCAACCTTAGTACCTGTAGAAGACATAGTCAAGTTTATCAAAGAAGAGGAGGAAATCGATAACAGCCAGGCGGTAGCAGACTCAATTTCAAAAATAGTAGAGGGGCTTTATTGGTACGATCAGGAAATTCTTAAGATGTACGTCGAACTCGGTTCAGTTAGGAAGGTATCAAAGCAGACAGGCATTCCGCATACTTCAATTTTCATCACAATTAAAAACATTAGAAAATGTATCAAGCAGCAGTTAGTATACTAGGGTCAATCGGGATAACCTTGATTTACTTCTACATCTTGAATGTACCTGCCCTATTTACAAGGGTAACAAAGCGGAAACTAGTCAAGCCTTTCTCCTGCTCCTTCTGTATGTCCTTCTGGATTAGCCTGTTTTTTCTAATCTTAAAAACGGATTTGCTAGAAGCGATATTTATCAGTAGTATAGTACCCTTCATCTACCTAAATGTGGAGGATCATTTCACTAACAAATTTCAATCATGACTCCAGAAGATCACGAACTATTCAAGAAGCATTTCGAACTTTACGAGTGCTATAAGAAGCACGCTTTCATTCGCAACTATAGCAAGGAAGTATATGCTGAACTCATTCACCTATACACTACCTACGTTAACCCGAAGCACAACTTCAGCCATTGGTGCAGTTCATGTAGGGCAGAACTAGTGAACTACCTATACGGATGGTACACCAATGACCAAAATACTACTTGGTACAGAAAGCAGCAGGAAGAGGAAGCAGCACAGGCTTTGCAGGAGGTAGAGGTAGCATTCACCACAGAGGCACCGGTGATAGAAAACAAGCCAATCAAGAGAAGAAGAAAAACCAAATAAAAAACACATGGACAACAAACCAAAAACCAGACTAGGAAACGGGAAGAAAAGAAGTGCATCATGGCTAACTGCTACTATCTGCTTGACAGAAGCAAAGAATCATGTCTACACCTATAACGGGAAAGAGTACTTCAATATCAACATCAATATCAATGATCAGCCTAATGAGTTCGGTAAGGATGTGAATATTACCCTAAACGATTACAAGAAAGAGGAAGGGGCAAAGCCACAGGTTAACAAGATGCCTGCTACTACTGCAACTCCTTACCAGGCGGAAGACTACGATCTACCCTTCTAACTATGGCAAAGTTCAAACTAGAAGTGGAGGAAGGATTCTATGAATCGGACAGCCTTACATCACTGATCCTTGAGGTGCTGAAACATAGGTTTTGGCATCTCAGGACTCATGGGAAGTGGATGGATTAAAAAGAAAACATAAACATCAAATCAAAAAAAATCATGTCAAACTTTCAATTGAATTTCAATAGCCCTAAAAAGGTAGTAAGTATCACACTAGATGAGGAGGAAGGAATCTTTCAACTAGCGTACTTGTTTAAGAAGTTGCTAGATGATGCAGGGATTCCCAACAAAGTAGAAGAAAAAGAAGTAGAAGAACCTGAAGTGCTTCAGCAAGGAAACGAAAAATTAGACTAAACCTTTTACAAAATTTTACAATATGAAAAAGCCTGAGAGATCTGTGATAGAACAAGCCATTGTCAAGGCATTTGGTAACCTCTCAGCGGCCTCAAAGTCTTTGGGTATAGAAAGACCTACCCTTTACAAATGGATTGAACAGGATGGCTTAGAACAGGCTGTACAGGAAGGCAGAAATTCAAGGCTTGATTTTGTAGAAGGGAAACTAGATCAAAAGATTGATAGCGGTGATACTACTGCTATCATCTTCTTTCTTAAAACTCAGGGGAAATCTAGGGGCTATGTAGAACGGCAGGAGATCACGGGAGCAGATGGCAAAAAGGTATTCGAGGTGAAGATCGTGGATGACGGCAATTAGTATCAAAACAAATAAGGTATTTCGCCATCTTGAAAGTAGCAAAAGCAAGATAGTAGTACAGCAAGGTGGCACTAGATCAGGGAAGACCTATAACATCCTTCTCTGGATTATTTTTTCATACTGTGAAAAGAACAGCGGTAAGATTATAACGATCTGTAGGAAGACATACCCTGCTTTGAGGGGTACTGTCATGCGTGACTTTTTAACTATCCTCAAGGATCACGATATCTACTCAGAAGATGACCACAGCAAGACTGCATCTGAATACAAGTTAAACGGCAATACGATAGAATTCATCTCCCTTGATATGCCTCAGAAAATCAGGGGTAGAAAGCGTGATCTACTCTTTGCAAATGAGGCTAATGAGTTGACCTTTGAAGATTGGCAGCAACTTCTTTTCCGTACAAATGAAAAGGTGATCATTGACTTTAACCCTTCGGAGGAATTCCATTGGATCTATGATCAGGTGCTACCTAGAAAGGATGTAGAATTCTATCAGACTACCTACAAGGATAACCCATTTTTAGGGGCTGAGATCAAGGCAGAAATTGAAAGGCTCAAGGAGATAGATGAAAACTACTGGCGGGTCTACGGGCTAGGAGAAAGGGGACAGAGCCGATCCCTAGTATATACCTTCAGTACTACTAAGCAGATCCCGAAGGAGGCTAAACTTGTGGCCTATGGTTTGGACTTTGGATTTAGCAACGATCCTACAGCATTGGTAAGGACTTACATCCTTGAGGATTCTATGTATGTAGATGAACTGATCTACAGGACAGGGATGACCAATCAGGACATAGCAAAAGAAATGCAGAGCCTAGGGCTTGATAAGTCAAATGAGATCTTTGCCGATTCAGCAGAGCCTAAAAGTATTGAGGAGATCTACCGGATGGGATGGAATGTGAAGCCTGTGGTGAAGGGTGCAATCAATCTAGGGATAGACATCATCAGGAGATACAACCTTTTTGCAACGGAGGGAAGTTACAACTTAATCAAGGAACTGAGAAACTACAAATACATAGAGGATAAAAACGGGCAGATGACTAACAAGCCTGTAGATAATTTCAACCATGCTCTGGATGCACTCCGCTATTCGGTGGTGAATAAGATCTCGAATAGTCACCTAGGCAAGTACTCCTTCCGATAGATACATCAAACCAAAAAAATATATTTAAAACTATGTGGGATAAATTGACTGTCGGGCAGTTCATCAGCCTTTACGATATCGAGACTAACGCAAATCTGAACATCATTGAGAAGCAGGCTAAGATGCTTGCAATCGTGGAAGGGAAAAGTGAGGAGCATTATGATACCTACAAGTATCGAGATCTCATGCATACCTACGCAGAGAAGTTGGATTTCTTCAATAATATCCCACAGACCAAGCCTGTAGACTATTTGCAGGTAGGGGAGAATAGGTACAAGTTCTGCCATGAACTACACGAGATCACGGCAGGCCAGTACATTGACATTCTTGCTTTTAGCGGTGAGATCATGCAGTTGAATAAGATTGCAGCGTGCTTCTTTCTACCGATGAAAGGCAAACGCTATCAGGGCTATGGGGTAGTGCCTCATGACGTGGTGGCAGATGATTTGCTAGGGGCAAAATTCATAGAAGTATATGCTTGTATGCTTTTTTTTTGTCAATTATTCAGCGAATTAATAAGCAATACCATAACCTCCTCAATGGTGAATCAGGAGATGGCGAAGAAGGTAGTGGATTTATGGCGAGGTGGGGCTGGGTATTTAGCACTAAGCAGGTCGCAGACTTCCAGAACATAAAGGTAAATGATGCCTATGATCTGAGGGTAGTTGAGTACTTGAATACCCTTGCATATTTGAAGGATTACAATAAGGACAAAGAAGCGCAGTTAAAGAAATGGCAGTTGCAACAAAAACTCAAGTAGCGAATTTAAACATAGGCGGAAGGAAACTCGAGCCTAGCGAATATGTCGCTGCTGTAGAAGGCACGTTAATCAAAAACGTGAGCGATGCCATGACCAAACTAGGCATTAACATAGTTGAAAACCTAGCCAAAAATACACCTGCGGATTCAGGTAGATTGTCTTCCTCTTTTTCTGTGATCGGGGTAAAGGAAACAAAGACCGGATACAGGCTTGAGATTGGAATAGGGGTAGACTATGCCGACTACATAGACAAGGGGGTAAGGGGTATTCAAAACAAGCGGAAGACCTACAAGAATGATCAGGGTAAGTTCTACCAATTCAAGACCTACGGGATGCCTCCTGAAGCCTTACAGCAGTTGCAAGGATGGATGCAAAGAAAGAACATGGAGATAGAGGCGACTAATCTGATAGAGGGCAGAAATGTACTACCTCAGATTTCAACAAGTGCAAAAAGATTAGCATACTACATCAAAAAATATGGTATTGAAGGAAGGCAATTCATTAAGAAATCAATCGATGAAGCGACTCCCGAATTCAATGTCGACATTCAAACCATTGGAGCAGACTCACTCGTTTTAAGAATAAGCAAATGATAACCCTAGTAGAACCAAGTATAGACATTCTTCCGGCATTCAATCGGATTAACTACACGATAAGCAGCACGAACTCGGAAGAGATCGGTTTCAAGTATGTGGTCAAGGTATACAACTCAGATGATGAACTCGTAACTACAGCATACTACGATAGCCCTGCTGATCCTGGAGATGCTGTAGAATTCGATGTTTCAAAATATGTCTCTGTAGACTTTACCTACAGCAAGGGGTTCTATGAAACGGCTACTTCCTCAAGTTCAAAGAATGCTATCAAGGGATACTACCTGAAGTGCTATGAGTACTATGAGGTAGATGGGGAATTTGTGATAGTCCTAGCAAGCGAAGTAGTGAGTGAGACCAAGTACGCTTTCGCAGGTGCTTTGCCTTTGCTCGAGTTGAAGAATTGGTACTCAGGACAGGCTCAATATTGGGGATCTAGCAACACAGTCTACAAGCCTTTGACTGCATGGGATACCATCAAACTAAGAGAAACTGATTCTCAGGTTTTCGGCTTTATCAATACAGGCCTTTTGACCAATGTAGAACTATTGGTGACCTACAATAACGCTACAACTCAGACCTACTATATTACACCTACCACAGTAACAAGCCCGCACATCACTTACATTCAGATCACTCCTTTGACCTATGGCGGTAGTGTGGCATCTATTCAATTATTCGTAAATTGGAATAACGGCTCAGCAAGGCGGTACAAATTTGCTACCCTATATACTCAATCCTGTGGCAGGTACGATCCGATGCGGATAGCCTACCTCAATAAGTTTGGGGTTTATGATTTCTTCAACTTTGACCTAGTGAATAAGACTAGTTTTCAGATTGAAAAGAAAGGCTATGAGAGAAACTATAACGGGGATATATACGAGGCTAATGGGATCGTGGTAAAGAACGTGAACCCTATCTACTTCACAAAGGAAACTCAGAATTGGAGAATCATTTCGGACTACATTAATGACGTGCAGGCTGAACTTCTAAGGGAACTGTACTCTTCCCCTTTGGTATATTTGAACTTGGTGAATGATAACTACATCACACCTTCATGGATACCGGTGAAGCCTAACGCTACCACCTACGAGGTGAAGAAAACTGCTTCGGATAAGTTATTCAACTTAGAAATAGACGTAGAATTCCAACTACTAAACACCCGACAGGTAATATGAGCGCAAGGCTATTCGTAGAAGGGATCGAAGCGGATACCCTTGGAGACATTGACGTTGACTTCACCTTCTCGGTGGCGGATGTTAGCGACATTGAAAGGAGAAATACTTCCTATTCAAAGACTATTATCCTGCCAAACACGGCAAAAAATCAAAGCCTTTTTGGGAACATCTTTGATATTTCTGTGAATAATGACTACTATGAAGAGGATGTCAACATAGGGGTAAACTTTAACCCTGCTAAACAGGCAAAAGCGCAGATCTTCCTTGATAATGTCAAGATATTTGACGGGGTTTTGAGGATGTCTAAGATCAATTCTAGGGAAGGAGACATCACTTATGAGGTCAATATGTTCGGTAGGCTTCGGGATATCCTCCACGAACTAGGGGATAAGACTCTTGCAGAACTAAATTTTGCAGACTATGACCATGTCTGGAATAGAACCAATATTCAGAACTCTTGGAATAGGACTGAATGGGTAGAAGGTGCGCAGAACTATGTCTACCCCTTGGTAGATTACGGCTATAGTGTTGACTCAATCACCTACCCGATCAAGAACTTCAAGCCTGCTGTATTTGTCACCGAGATTTTGAGAAGGATTTTTGCCGAGGCTAACTTCCAAGTGACTGCTCCTTTCTTTAATTCTTTCTACTTCAGAAAGTTGCTACTGATCACGGCAGAGAAGACCATCACAAGAGAAAGCACTACCCTACTAAATCAAACTACTAACCTATTTCAGCAAGAGGTAACTACAGATCCTGACTTTACCCATCTGCTAGGATTTACATCCGTAGAGACTTCAGGATTCACCATTACTAACTCAGGCACTCGATTCACATGGAATAAAGCGCAGCCTTTAAACACGGGATTAAACCTAAATTTTAGGATTTTCTTAGAGGCTTTGCAGGGCTACACAGATAACGTCTGGACAGTCTCTGTTTTAAAGAATGGATCTGAGGTTTTATACAGCAGCAAGTTAGTTTCCTTTATTTCTGCAGGTCAAATCTATGCTTGGGATGTCTCAATAAGTGGAGGCATTGATCTTGCATTGAATGACTACTTTGAAATCAGGCTTACCGGAGAGATTGCAGGATCAGGAACGAATACCCAACTGCAGACCGAGGTAGTGATTCAGCCAGTAGGGACATTCAAGATAGGCAACACAGTACCCGTGGCGGTAGAACTTGAGGAAGGGGATACTATGAAGATAGGCTACACCTTGCCAAAGTCAATGAAGCAGAGGGATTTCTTGAAGTCTATCATTTCAATGTACAATCTTTATGTAACTCAGGACAGGCTTCGGACAAATGTCCTTGAGATAGTGCCCTACAATGAGTTCTACAGAACCTTTAAAGATCAGGCACTTGATTGGAGTGATAAACTAGACCAATCACAGGACATCACTATCACCCCTCTTTCCGAACTATCTGCAAAGGAATACAGGCTTACCTTTGATGATGATTCAGACTACTGGTCTACTTCCTATAAGACCAAATTTAATGAGGCTTATGGGGAATCTAGGACTATCATTGATAATGATTTTATACTTGATACAAAGACTGTCAAGGTGGTCTTCAGTCCTCCGGTAATGAGGGAGCAGGTAGCAGGTAGAATCATGATTCACCTTTACAAGGTAGAGAATGGGGTGAAAGTCCCTGATAACTTCAAGCCTAGAATAGCATATTGGAAGCCACAGGTTGAATGTCCTTCTTGGAATATCGGATATTCTACGGGAAACATAGCCTATACTACCTATCCGTATGCAGGTCACCTTGATGATCCTATCGAGCCGCAGACTGATGTGCTGTTTTCCTTCCCTAGGGAGGTCTATTTTAGCATAGGTCTATACCCTCAAAATAATAACCTATACACGGAGTATTACGAGGGGCTAATCACTTCGATAGGGGACAGGAATAGTAGGCTTTTAGAGGGGTATTTCTACCTAACTCCTACCGATATTTCAAACCTAGATTTCAGGACTATTGTCAAGGTAGGTGTTCACTACTTCCAACTTGAAAAGGTTGACAAATACAACCCGATAGCGAACGGATTATCCTACGTTTCCCTATTCAAGATCCTGAGAAATATCAGCCCTGTGGACTATGACTACATCCTTCTTGAGAATGATGCCTATATGCTACAGGAAAACGGAAGTTCTAGATTTTATATTTAATCGTTATGGCAGATAAGAGAATAAGTCAACTGATAGAAAGAACGGACATTGCTAATAACGATGTCCTTCCTATAGTAGCAAGCGGTGCTACCACTACGAACAAGGTAACTGTATCAACCCTTCAGGATTGGATGCAAGATAACCTAGATGTGGGGGTGACTTCGGTAGGTCTTTCAGTACCTTCTGCCTTTACTGTATCAGGTAGCCCTGTAACTACTTCAGGAAACATTACTATTTCAGGAGCAGGTACTACAGCGCAGTACATCCGTGGAGATGGTAGCCTAGCAGACTTCCCTTCAAGTATAGGTGGAGGCGGTGCTTCCGTTTCTTACTACCTAAATGGATCAGTATCTCAGGGTACTATCGGAGGTGTGGCTTATCTTGAATTGAGCAAATCACCTATCTTAGGATCAGGCACAGATTTCACCATCAATGCAGACGGCTACATAGCCTCATTCATTACGGATGCCGGAGATCCTAGCCTACTTGAGATTCCAGGCGGTAATTGGAATTTTGAAACCTACTTCCAAGCATCTTCAGGAGGTGGAACTCCTTCCTTCTATGTAGAACTTTACAAGGTAAGTTCAGGCGGTACGGCTACCTTGATAGCGACTAGCAGCGGAAGTCCTGAGTTGATTGCTTTCGGTACTAATACTACCCCTTACTTTTCTTCTTTGGCAGTTCCTACCACTACCCTAGCCCTTACAGATAGGCTTGCTATCCGTTACTATGTGGCTCACTCAGGTAGGACTATCACGCTACACACAGAAAATAATACCCTTTGTCAAATCATTACTACATTCACTACGGGCTTAACTGCTTTGAATGGGTTGACTGCTCAGGTGCAGAACTTCGCAACGGGTACAAGTGGCACGGATTTCAATATCTCAAGCGCAAGCACTACCCACACCTTTAATCTTCCAGATGCCTCTGCTTCGAATAGGGGTGCAGTCACTACAGGAAGCCAAGTTTTTGGAGGTGTTAAGACCTTCGCGAATGGCTTATCTTTACCATCTGCCGGAGGTAGCAATCAGGTGACTAGATTGGTTAACATTGGAACTCTACACGAAGGTAGTGCTACCTTGAACCAGATAGGATTCAATAGTGCAAATAATATCTACTTCGGAAAAGGTCTTTCAAATGGAGGGGTACTTCAATGGACAAATTCAGCGGTAAGGTATTACACTTTGCCGGATGCTGATGGTACTCTTGCTTTGGCTAGTCAACTAGGTGCATACCTTCCTTTGGCAGGCGGTACTTTGACCGGTGCTTTGAATGGTACTTCCGCAGTTTTTAGCGGTGATGTTCAAAGTGGAACTAGACTCATTGCTGCTGCTTCAAGTCAATCTATTCTTTTGACTCCTAATTCAGGAGGATCTACCAACCGAGTAGAGAGTGTTGGCACTTTACCTTTGGCTTTGGTATCTGCTGCTGCTATAACTATGGCGGCAGGAGGAACTACTCCACAGATTACTTTGACCACAGCAGGCAATGTAGCAATAGGAACAGGATCAGTAACAGGAGCAATTAATGCTGATTCATTAAGGGCAAACTTAATTTTAGGTGCTGCAAATAGCAATAAGATTTCATTTAATAATGGATCTACAACTGAAACAGGATTTATTTATAATGATCCATCAGAAACTGCTATAGGCTACCCATCAGCAGGGTCATTTAAAATTCAAAGAGTTGGTGTAGGTAGTGTATTAACCCTAGCCTCCACAGGCGCGGCTACCTTCTCAAGTAGCGTGACGGCTACGCAAGGAGTGTTTAATGGCAGCGGTACAAATGATTTACTTTACTTAGATGCAGGAATAAATACAGATTTTGCATTTAAAATAGTTTCAGGATCAAATGATGTATTAACTTTAAGAAGGCAACACGCAACCCTTGGGAATTTAGATATTATAAGTTACGGGTTCAACGGCAACGTAGGCATAGGCACGGCTAGTCCTAGCGGAAGGCTTCATGTTCAAAATGGTGTAAGCGGTCAAACAATATCAAATATTACAAACCTAGTTCTTGAGAATAATGGTACTGCTAATGACTTCTATGTTTTCCAAACTGCAACAGCAGGAGGTGGCAAATCATTTAGCATCACCAACGCAGGCAACGTAGGCATAGGCACGGCTAGTCCAACAAGACCTTTAGAAATATATAGAGCAGGAAGTAGTACGGCACAAATGAGAATAGGAGATGCTTCAGTTTCAAAGGGTTATTTTGGCGTATTTTCAAATAGTCTTTATATAACTCAAGGAGGTGTCTTTGATGGCTCTTGGGCTACAGATGGAAGCAATGGAATTTCAAACATTGTTTTAGAAACTACAAATGGAGGTTCTTCAATTGCATTTGGAACTGCTTCAAGCAATACATTTCCAACCGAAAGAATGCGCATTACTTCGGGGGGGTACTTAAAGGCTACTAGTGATGGAACTTATGTAGCATCTGGAAGTAACTTTCATGAAATGACTGCCACTGCAAATGGCACAAATTTGATATTGTTTAGACATAAGGGTACAGATCCTTATGGTTTAGAAATTTCATTTTCAGGAGCGACTCCAAATAATAGCACAAACTGGTTTCAATATTTTCAAGATGCCTCTGCTGCAAGATTTATAGTTCGTTCAAACGGAGGTTTACAAAACTATCAAGCAAATGATGGAAACCTTTCGGATGAAAGAACAAAGAAAGACATTGAGCCTCTTGAATCTTATTGGGATAAATTTAAGGCTATTGAGATAGTTAAATTCAAGTACAAAGATCAAACTCATGATGACTTTAATATCGGAGTAATTGCTCAACAAGTTGAAGCGGTAGCACCTGAATTTGTAGATGTAGATGGATGGGGTAAGCCTGAACTAGATGAAGAAGGTAATGAGATAGTAAGCGAAGAAGAACCTTTAAAATCTATCTATACCGCTGACCTTTATCATGCTACTATCAAAGTACTACAGGAAGCAATGGCAAAAATAGAAAAACTAGAAGCAGAAATAGATTCACTTAAAACCAAATAAAAACAAAATGAAAATCACGCTTAACGAAGACCAAATCAAAATGCTAGAAGCATGGGCGCAAGAGTTGCCTACTAAGTACGGGATGTCCTTCATCCAATTCCTAGCGCAGCAAGTGCAGGAGCAGAACCCGAAGGAAGAAGCAGAAGCAGAGTAAAAATCAAATGGGGAATTCTTGGGGATTCCCCAAACCTTTAAAATACCTATCCAATGGCTGAAGAAAATAAGATCATTTTAGATGCAGATGTCAAACCCCTCAAGAAACAATTAAGGGAAGCGACTCAAGAGTTACAAGTAGCACGGCAGAAATACGGAGAGTTCTCAGATGAAGCCGTAAATGCAGCGCAAAAGGTAGCAGGCATTCGTGATGAGATTGATGCAGCCAATGAGGCGGCTCAGTTATTTGATCCAGGCAAAAGGTTTCAGGCATTAACCACAGCAGCAACTACAGCAGCCGGAGGTATTGCAGCAGTTCAGGGTGCTATGGCTTTATTCGGTAACCAATCTGAAGAGGTAGAAAAAGCACTCCTAAAAGTTCAGGGTGCTATGGCACTTTCTCAGGGGCTTTCTCAGTTGAAAGACATAGGCAAAGTAGGTGAGCAATTGAGCATCACTTTCAAGGGATTGACGGCAGGAGCAAACGGATTTAAAAAGGCTTTGATCTCTACGGGTATCGGTGCGCTAGTAGTGGCTGTGGGCTTATTAGTGGCTTACTGGGAAGACATCATGGCTTTGGTGGGTGGTGTATCAAGTGAGCAGAAAAAACTCAATGAACAGACCCAAAAAGACCTAGCAGCGAATCAGGAAAAACTTGAGGCTATTGATGGGCAAACTAATCAATTGAAACTTCAAGGAAAATCTGAGGAAGAAATCCTTCAGTTGAAGATGGCACAAACTGATGAGGCTATCAAATCGGCTGAGATCAATCTTCAGAATGCAGAGGCTACTAAGCAAGCACAGGTAGAAGCGGCTAAAAGGAATCAGGCTATCCTTGCAGGGATACTGAAATTCGTATCTCTACCATTGACAATGATCCTAGGATCTATTGATAATATCAGCATGGCCTTGAAGCAGTTTGGGGTTATTGAGGAAGCAACTACTCTACTAGATGACACCACTAACTACCTAGCCTCTTTTGTATTTGATCCTGAAGCGGTAGCGGAAGAGGGAGATGCTACGATCAAAGAAGCGCAGGGTACTCTTGACCGATTGAAGGAGCAGAGAGCAGGCTATGATTTGGCAGTAATGGAAGGCCAAAAAGCAGCCGGAGAAAAGGCAAGTGCAGAAAGAGAAAAGCAGATGCAGAAGGAGATGGAGGCTGAGGCTATACTTCAGGAGGCAAGAACTAAAATGCTAAACGAGCAGCAGCAGCAGGAGGAAGCAATCAAGAAAACCTATGCTGAAAAGCAGAAGAAACTAGATGAAGCAGGGGTAAAAGATGACGGCAGTTTAGAGGCTGCAAGAAGCAAAGAACTTCAGGCGGTTCGTGATAAATTCCAAAAGGAGGAAGCCCAAAAAGAGGCGGAATTTCAGAAGCAATTGAATGACATTAGAACTCAGATAAGGCTTGAAGGAATCACAGATGAAAACGAAAAAGCAAGGGAGCAGATCCTGATAGAATACCAGAAGCAGAGGGATGAAATTCTCAATAACGAGAAACTAACTTCCGAGCAAAAGACAGCACTTCAACTAGAACTTGCACAGCAGGAAAAGCAGGCTTTGGATAATCTTCAAATGACCATTGATCTAGCAAATTCAGAAAGGGCTATAGCAGAACTAGATGCAGAGATGAAACAGGCGGAGGCAAGTTTCCAAATTCAAAAGGATTTAATTGACCAGAAAGAAGCCCTATCCCTTGAGCAGTTTCAAAAGGGATTGATTAACGAGCAGCAATACAATGAAGCCTTGAAGGGATACTCTGAGGCTCGTATGGAAATTGACAAAAAAGAGAATGAGGCAAAGATGGCAAATGCCGCAATGGCTGCAGGTCTTCTAGGCACTGTTTCTGATCTAGTAGGAAAGAACACGGCTGCGGGAAAGGCTACGGCTATAGCGGCTACAACTATTGATACCTATCTAGGGGCGCAGAAAGCCTATACTTCGCAGTTGATTCCAGGTGATCCATCTTCACCTATTCGTGCTGCTATTGCTGCTGCTATTGCGGTAGCCGGTGGTATTAAGAACGTGAGGGAGATCGTGAAAACTAAGGTGCCTGGAGGTGGTGCTGCATCTGCTCCTTCTATTTCGGCTGCTGCTCCGGGTGGTGTTCCTCAAGTACCTACCATAGGGAACAGTCCTATCACGGCACTAGGTGCTGCCATGCAACCTACCCAACCTTTACGGGCTTATGTAGTAGAAAGCGAAGTGACAGGAACTCAGAAGAGGGTAGCAGATATTGAACGTAGAGCAGGATTCTAATACTTAAAGATATGGAAAAGAAACTACCACTATATGAAATGATGATCGGGGATACTATCGAAGGTGAGGAAGAAGTAGACTTCATTGCCCTAGTAGAATACCCTGCAATTCAAAAAAACTTTTTAGCCTTTTCGCAGCAGTTCGTAGAGCCTAGCCAAGGTGAAAGCAAAGAAGACTTTCTACCTAGATGCATTGAATACATGATCAATGAGGGAAAGGAATCAGATCAGGCGGTGGCTATCTGCTCGACTCAATGGGAAGGAAGATTCCAAGAAGACTCATATAATGACTACCCTCAATCAGCAAAGGATAATGCCGAAAGGGGTATCCGTTTGAATGAGGCAATAGGGAATAGATGCGCTACTCAGGTAGGAAAGGTCAGAGCGACTCAAATAATGAATGGTGAAAACCTTTCTAGAGAGACCATCCGTAGGACTTATTCCTACCTAAGTAGAGCAGCCGAGTATTATAACCCAGATGACACAGAAGCCTGCGGGACTATCTCTTATCTTTTGTGGGGTGGTGAGCCTATGCTTAGATGGGCAGAAAGCAAAATGAATCAGGAAGACTTTCGGGCTGTAGGTTTTAACAAGTTCAGCATTGAGAATCAGGATCAGAGAATCGTGACTGGGCCTTTGATGGTTGCTGATCTACCAATCTACAGAAGGGATCAGGATGAGGAATACTACGTTTCTTTCTCTGCTGCCGAGATCAAAAAGATAGTGCAGAGATTCTTCAAGAAAGGCTACCAATCCAAGGTAAATGTAGAGCATAGCACTCCGGTAGATGGGGTCTATATGTTTGAATCCTACATCATTGACAGGGAGAAAGGTATCATGCCTCCGAAGGGATTTGAAGATATCTCAAACGGCTCATGGTTTGGGTCTTTCAAAGTTGATAACGAGAAGATATGGAATGAAGTGAAGGCAGGTACTTTCAAAGGCTTTTCTGTGGAGGGTCTTTTCCGCTATGAGAAGACCAACAAAGTAGTAACTCAGGAGGAGCAGATCATGCAGCAAATCTTCAAGATACTTTCTCAAATTGAACATTAAAAATCAATTTAATATTTACAATTATGAACGCAAAAGAAGCACTAGTAGAAATCAAAAAACTACTTTTCTCAGAGGCAGAAAAGCAGGCAGCCTTCGCACTTGTTGAAGGTAAACTTGTGGACGGCACAGTAGTAGCCTACGATCTTGAGGCGGGTGATATTTTCGTAATCGGTGAAGATGGGGCACAAATCCCTGCACCTGTTGGAGAGCATCAACTTGAATCAGGTGAAATCGTGGTAGTACTTGAGGAAGGTAAAATTGCAGAGGTAAAGAAAGCAGAGGAAGAGCCTAAGATCGAAGTAGAGATTGAGGCTGCTGCTGAAGTACCTGCTGAAGAAGATCCTAAGAAGGATGAAGCAATGGCTAAGGTAGAGCAAGCCATGGGTGACCTTGAAAAAAAGGTAGAAGAATTGACTGCAAAAGTTAAGGCAATGGAAGAAAAAGCAGGTAGTGTAGAGGAAGCGGTGAAAATGTCTGCCGTAGTCCTTGAGTCTTTGGCAAAAGAACCAAGTGATAAGCCTATCACAAGCCCAAATCAATTTGCAAAGCAGTTGAAAGTAGAAAAAAATGACAGGTACACCAACCTTCAAAGCGCATTTCAAAAATTAAAAAACAAATAAAAAAATGGCACTAGATTTATCAGGATTAACTAACTATGTGAAGGAGAATGAATTGCAGTTGACATCTGCTGCGATCTTCTCAGCAAAAACTGCTTCTTTGATTGAAGCACTTGGTAACGTTCAGGTCGGAGTGAAATCCGCTGAGACTATCAACATCATGACTACCGATGCTGTATTCCAGGCTGGCGGTACTTGCGGATTCAACTCTTCAGGAACTACCACTATCACACAGCGTACTATCACAGTAGGTAAAATCAAAATTCAGGAAAGCATCTGCCCTAAAGCATTTGAGGCTAAGTACACTCAGAAGGCTTTGCGTGAAGGATCTACCTATGACTACATGGCATACGCTGCTGAATTCTCTGCTCAGAAAGTTGCAAGAATCGGTGCTGCTTTGGAAACTGCTATCTGGCAGGGTAACACTGCTTCTTCTGATGGTCAGTTGAACAAGTTCCAAGGATTTGCTACTATCATCAATGCACTTGGTTTCGGTGGTTCAGGTGACCCTATCAATGGTAACACAGGCAACCAGACTACCTTGACTTCTAGCAACGTGATTGCTGCTGTTGACATGGTATTCGCTGCCCTTCCTGCTGCCCTTTTGGACAAGGATGATGTGGTTATCTTCTGCGGAAACGATACTTTCCGTGAGTATGTTCTTGCTTTGAGAGATGCTAACTTGTATCACTACCCTGTAGATGCTGCTAACATGGAGTTGATTATCCCAGGTACTAACATCAAATTGATTGGTGTGAATGGCTTGAATGGAACTGACTACCTAGTAGGTTTGTCTATGTCTAATATGTACCTAGGTACTGACCTTTTGAATGAGCAAGATCGTTTCGAATTGTTCTATGCAAAAGAGGCGGATGAAATGAGATTCGTAGTTGAGTTCAAACTAGGATGCCAAATTGCCTTCCCGGATGAAGTAGTATTCTGGAAGAAGTACGTTGCTCCTTAATTCAAATCACGGGTAGGGGATTCACCCCTACCCTATTTTACTAATCTTTAAAAAAATAAAATATGGCTTGCGCATTAACTCAGAACTATACCCTTGACTGCAAAGATTCTATCGGTGGTTTGAAGGCAGTATGGTTTGCAGCCGTAGAAGATATTGCATCATGGACAGGTACTGCCGGAACTTACACCGGTGTGACTATGGATTCAGGCAAGTATTTCTGGAAGTATGACCTAGTAAAGGAATCTTCCAACTTTGCTGAAGCCGTAAATACCAACGTTCAGAATGGTACTGTATTCTACGCTCAGACCTTGGAGATCATCCTAAATAAATTGCAAGTGAACACTCGTAATGAGATCCTTCTACTTGCTAAGAATAGACTAGTTGCCCTTGTTCAGGATAACAATAACAAGACTTGGGTTCTAGGAATTGACAATGGACTTGACTTGACCGGTGGCGGTTCAGGATCAGGTACTGCATTCGGTGATCGTAACGGCTACACCTTGACATTCACAGGAAACGAGAAAGAACTTGCTGCCCTATTTACTGGCACTCCTCCTGTAGATTAATATTTGGTTTGTTGTTTAGATGTGAAAAGCAGCCCTAATTTTGGGGCTGTTTTTTTTGTGTACATTGGTTGAGTTTTTTCTATTTATAGGTATGGTGATAATTGAGAAGGGTGCAAATAGCGTGATCTATTTAGCCCTATTTGATAAACGAGAAACGACAAGCAATTCCTATACCTTTCTATTTCAGCATGAAGTAACAAAGGAGGAAGTGACTTTAAACCTAAACGATGTGAGTGATTTTAAAGATAGATACTCAGAATTTGCTATCAGTCAAGCATCCTTTACAAGTAGCACAGTAGGCTTTTGGCGTTACTATGTTACCCAAACGGGAAGCGGTGCGGATATTATTGCCACAGGGAAAATGGAGTTAACTGCACCTAATCTTTCTACTACAGGAGTGGTAAGATACAACGGCTACAATGGTACTTATAAGACCTATACAACAGCATGATAAAATTATTTAAGTTTGACCAAGTGCCTCTACCCGTTTACAAAGAAGTAAAAGGGAAAGAATACGTTTACTACGGGGAAAAGAATGACTACCCTAACTACCTTCTAAGGATCTACAACAATAGCGCAAAGAATAATGCTATCATTACAGGCAAGGTAGACTATATATGCGGTAATGGGTGGACTGTCAAGGCTGAAGATGAAATGCAGAAGGCGAAGGCATTCGGCTTGATTGATAGAATCAACACCAAGGAAGAAAGCCTTAACGAGTTGACTAAAAAACTTGTTACCGATTTATCTATTTTTGGAGGCTACTACCTACAGGTAATCTGGACAAAAGGAACGGGTGAAATTGCAGAACTTTACCATGTTGACTACTACAAGGTTAGAACGAACCTAGATAATAGTGAGTTCTACGTTTCGGACAATTGGATCAAGAATGATAACGTCAATCCTAGACCTGATTTCGAGACCTATCCTGCATTCGATCCTAATAACACCACAGGCACACAGATCCTGTACTTCAAAGAATACAGAGCAGGGGCAAATACCTACTCTCTACCTGATTATCGAGGGGCTATTTCCTACATTGAACTAGATATCTCTATCGGGGAATACCACCTGAACACGATTAATAACGGGATGTTCTCTTCTAAACTTATCAACCTAAACGGGGGTAAGGTAAGCCAGGAGGAAGAGGATAGAATCGAAAGACAATTCAAGGACAAATTCTCAGGATCTAAGAACGCAGGTAAATTCATGCTTGCTTTCAATGATTCAAAAGAAAATGAGCCTTCAATAGTTGACCTATCAGGCACCGAATTAGACAAGCATTTTGACCTTCTAAATAAGACTGTTCAGCAGGAAATTTTTACAGGCCATAAGGTGACTAGCCCTATGCTTTTCGGGGTAAAAACAGAAGGGCAACTAGGCGGCAGAGCAGAACTTAGAGAGGCATCTGAACTATTCCAGAACACCTATGTAAACGCAAAGCAGCAAAGCCTTGAAGAGGTAGTGAATTACCTTTTGAAATTCAATGACATAGTAGCAGAACTTGAGATCAAGAAAACTGAGCCTATTGCTTTCCAATTTAGCGAGCAGATTATTTCTACTAACATGACTCAGGATGAAATCCGTGAGAAGTTGGGACTTGCTCCAATCGAGAAGAAAGAGAGCCAAGGATCACAGGATATCATCAACTCTTTGAACAGCCTTTCTCCATTGATTGCGACTAAGGTAGTAGAGAGCATGGATATAAACGAACTTCGAAGCCTGATTGGATTACCTACAAAGGTAGAGATTGTGACTCCTGAGAATATAGGTCAAGAGCCTGCTGCTGCTTTCTCCGATCACCTACATCTTGAGTGCAGTATCTCAGAACACGATGCAGACATCCTTAAAAAGTTTGAAGGCAAAGGGGTATCTAAGGATAAATTCAAGGTAATTGAAAGTTCAAAGATGCACTTCTCAAGCATGGAAGACTTCATCAAGCAAGATCTATTTGCCGAGTACCTACTTAATGAGGTGCAGAAAAAAATCCTAACTCAGATTCAAAGAAATGAGGCCGTAACTATCCCACAAATTGCAAAGGCTGTAGGGATTGATGAGGCATCCGTGATCTCAAGAATCAATACTTTGATAGATGATCAGGTGCTAGTGGAGAAGATTAGCCGTGAAGGATTGATTACTAGATCTGTGACTAGAACAGGAGAAGCGGCTATCAAAAGGCTTCAGCCTGTGACTTCCTTTAAGGTGCTTTATTCCTATGAGGAAAGACCAAACGTACCGGAAGCAAAGAGTGGATCACGTCCTTTGTGTGAGAAGTTGTACGGAAGCGGGCTATTCTTTACCAGAGAAGAGATTCAAAACATATCCAATCAGTTAGGCTATTCGGTATTTCAACTTTGTGGAGGATGGTACACCAATCCAAACACGGGTAGAAGAACACCTTTCTGCCGTCATGAGTGGAAAAGAAATGTAGTAGTTGAAAAGACATCATAATGAGCGCAAATGTTTTAATGATATCGGAACAATCCTTCAAGGATTTCACGGTAGCCTCCGCAAATATTGACTTGAAGAACGTCACTCAGGTGATTAAGATGACTCAGGATAGGTATATACATCCTATCTGTGGGACTGCGCTTTATGATAAGATTCTCTCTTTGATCGTGGCAGGTACTATAGGTCAAGGAGGAAATGCAGTATACAAGACCTTGCTAGATTCCTACCTTACAGATACCCTATTCAACTATGTGCTAGGTGAGTTGCCCATGGCTATGCAATATAAGTTCGTAAATAAGGGGGTAGTAAAGCGCAAGTCTGAGAACATCACAGAACCTACCTTCGCAGAATTGCAGAGCATCAGCCAATACTACAAAGGATATGCTGAATGGTACGCAGAAAGGGCTATCAATTACCTATGTGCTAACTCTGAGCAGTACCCTGAATACTTGAATCCTGGAAGTGATGTGACTACTATCCAACCTGTAAGCAATCAGTACAAGGTGGCTATCAATTTAGGACGTGGGGACTATGAAGATCACCGACCATACAGCGAAAGATACCAAGGCAATCGATACAAAAAACCATTCTAATCATGGCCTATTCCAAGAACGAAAAAAAACTCAAGGAATATTTAAGCAAACAAGATGACTCTAGTAGATCTGGTAAAAAAACTCAAGGCAATACAGGAAGCCCATCCAATGATAAGAACATTCGGAGAAGGTGACATCTATGACTATGTAGATAATGGAGGGGAAATTCAATACCCTGTCCTGTGGACTGTGGTACGGCCTGCCATTTATAATTCTACTACTCTACGCTATGATCTAGTCCTTCTTTTCGCTGATCTATTGACTGAAGACAAGAGCAATAGGCTACAGATCCAATCGGATCAGATGCTTGTGGCTTTGGATGTCCTAGCCAAATTAAAACTTGACAATGACTACACCTTTAATACTGCTCCTAATTCGACTCTGGAATTTTTCCAAGAGCGCTTTGATGACTTTACAGCCGGTGTATCAATCTCTGTACAGGTTACTGCTCCAATGCCTTTAGACCTTTGTTCCATCCCTACCGAATCATAAAATGAATATCTTGCAGAAAGACGAGATCGGAGTACCCTCCACATTAGTAGCAGTCCTTGCGAATGTTTTCCAAGCCATAGGTATAGACTTCTTGAATGTGGTCTTGACTATGATCATTTCGCTACTTTCAATCGTGTGGCTAGTGTATAAAATCAAAAACGAAAAGGCAATTTTTGACAGCAGGAAAGATGAAGAAGGGAAGTAGTGTTCAGAAGGCTTCTGCATTTGGGAAGCGAAGAAAAGGGAAGGCTAAAAAATCCTATGCAAAAAACGAAAGCAGACCTAAAAAGTACAGAGGTCAAGGAAGATGAAAAGACCTATTAAATATATTGCTATCCATTGCACAGCATCTCAACCTACTGCTACCGTGGCAGCCATTCAAAGGCATTGGAAAGATGCGTTAGGATGGAAGTCACCAGGCTATCATCTACTGATTGAAGCGAATGGCACTATTCACAGGCTCATGGATTTTAATGGAATAGCAAACGGGGTAAGGGGTTTTAATAAGGAATCAGTTCACATATCCTACATAGGTGGAATCACCAAGGAAGGAAAGCCTGTAGATAACCGAACCGATGCGCAGAAAAAAGCGATTTTGCTGTGCATAAAAGAGGTATTAGAGTGGAGTGATAATAAGAAACTAATCATTCAGGGGCATAGGGATTTTCCAAATGCAAATAAAGCCTGCCCTTGCTTTGATGCAAAGGCAGAATACAGAGGGATAGTACAATGAAATTGAAGAACCTAAAAGCATGGAAGACTACAGCCCTAGGAATTATTCTAATTCTGGCTAGTATCTTGAGTGTTTTTGTGAAAAGTGTATCTTGGTCTGATGCTTCCTTCGGGATAGGGATCGGCCTAGTTTTAATCTTCAGCCCTGATACCATTTTAAGCAGGTTTGAAAAGTTCGTAAAGTAAAGGAAACCAAATATTCCCTAAATGGAATTAAATAAAATAGCACGCAATGTGCATTCTCTTTCACTAAGCAAAGAGGAAAACAGAGTAGCCCTTCTTTCGGATCTTCATTGGGATAATCCAAAGTGTGACAGGGATATGCTCAAGAGACATCTAGACTACTGCCTTGAAAATCAAATTCCTGTTTTTATTAATGGGGATTTTTTCTGCTTAATGCAGGGCAAGGGAGATCGAAGAGGAAATAAAAGCGACATTCTTCCTGAGCATAACAATGCAAAGTACTTGGATAGCATAGTAGAAACTGCTGTAGAGTGGTGGTCTCCTTATGCTTCCATTTTGACTGTGATAGGGTACGGAAACCATGAGACTGCTATAATCAAATATCAGGAGACCGATATCCTTCAGAGATTTGTAGACCTATTCAACTACAAGAATCAAAGCAATGTTTACACCGGTGGATATGGCGGATGGATAGTCCTTAAATACGAAATGAAAACAAATACTTTTATGACTAAAAATCTCAAGTATTTTCATGGATCAGGCGGAGGTGGAATTGTTACCAAGGGCGCTATCAACTTGACAAGAGCCTTGGAGACCTATGAGAATATGGATGTCTTTGTCATGGGTCACATTCACGAGAACGCTAGTAGAAATGATGTAAGGGACTGCCTCCACTATAACCAAGGGAAGCGAGTCTACGAATTACAGCAGAAGCAGATTCACCTTGCTATCACGGGATCTTATAAGGAAGAGTACGGGGATGGATCTCATGGATGGCATATTGAGAGGGGCGCACCTGTCAAGCCTGTAGGTGGTAGGATACTAACCCTGCACGGCAGAAGATCAGTAAGGGATGGTTCAGAGAATTATGAAATACTAGTAGACTCACATAAGTTTCCGCTATGAAAGTAGAATTAAGTTTTAACCTACCGGAGGAAGAGGAAGATTTCCGAGCAGCCATTAACGGGCAAAAGTTAAGGTCTATCACCTATGACTTTGACCAATGGCTTCGCAACCAAATTAAATACGAAGATCTCACGGATGAGGAATATCAAACCTTGCAAAAATGCAGAGATCAGTTCAGGGCTATGTTTTATGATGAAGACCTTTTTATAACACAATGAAAGAACTGCTAGATGATGAAAGAATAAGGATTGCTACCATCTCTTTTTTGATAGGGGTGATCCTTGCTTTTGTGCTATTCCCTAGACCAGAAGTAGAGACAGTCTACAAAACAGAAACGAAGGTAGAAACGGATACAATTTACTCTCATGTAGTGGATACTATTTACATCCCAAAAACTAGGATTAAAACTCAGGTTTTAAGGGATACAGTACTAAAAGAATATGAGCCTAAAATAAGCCTATTTAAGACCTCTTTTCCTTCGGAGTATGGAAGTACCCATGTAAGCGGTGAAGTCCTTGGAGAAGTCCTAAAAATGACTGCTACAAACGATTTCAAAATACCTGTGGTTACGAACACAATAACCGAAACAAAAACCGAGACAAAAGTAATTAAGCCGAAGGGGATCTACCTGGGTGCCGGAGTGAATTCTCTCTTGCAACCTAGCGCAAAAGTTTCTTACCTTGATAACAAGTACCTATTTGAATACCAATTCCAACCACTACAGGGAGTGCATCAGGTAGGGGTATCTAAAAAACTATTCTAAATGTGGATTGAAATCGAAGTCATGCTATCAGGCCAAACCATTGATTGGAAGTCTTTGGGCTTAGAGGTACAGCATGAATGGTCTAGGCGCATGGTAAGGATAGGGGACATCCAATATGTGCAGGAGTTACTGCATGACATCCAGATAATCTACTTCTACGATAATACTTCCTGCTTAATCAAAGGCAGATATCAAGACATCAGGACTGAGATCCTTCACCTAGATCAGGAAAGTGACCTGGACTAATTCGGATTTTTTCCGAAAAAGTGCATGAATTTTTACTAAAAGTTAATGCATTTTTATAT